TGACATAATCTGATTGATTATGCTCTTTTTTCTATTTAATGTATGCCACATTTTACTAACAATTGTATCTTCAAATAAATTGTAGTAAACAGTAACGTTGTTTTTTTGACCTAAGCGGTAGCTCCTATCTTCAGCTTGTTCTGAGTTACCTGGAACCCAATCAAATGAATTAAATACAACATACGTTGACCTGGTTAAAGTAATTGCAACACCAGCCGATATAATATTTCCAATGAATACCATTGGACCACCTTCCAACTGAAATTTATCAACTGATTTTTGTTTTTCTTTTTCATTCATTTCACCATAATGGATAACACAATTGTTACCATAATGCTCAGCTAATGCATGTAACTCATCTGTAAAACAAGCAAAAATAATTACTTTATGACCTTGTTCTATTACTTCATCAACTAATGATATTGTTTCTGGTATAGTTTCCATCGCAATATATTTTCTTAATAAACCAAGTTCAACCAAGTCTCTTTGAATACTACCTTTTTTCTTTTGTTTTTTTCTTTCAATTAAATAATCTTCCCAAAGTGAATCATATTCCAATTGTTGTTTACTTGACATTTTTAAGTAGTTAGGTACTCTAATCTTATCTGGCATATCCAAAACTTCATCTTTCATTCTACGTAATAATAGATTTCTAGTTTTTATAGATAATTCATCTAAATTAGATGCACCATTTGTTAACCAAATTTTTCTTTTCTTTCTATTTTTAAGTGTTTGGGTAATTTGTCTACCCTCACAATATCTTTGCACATAAAATTTCCAATTATCAACAAGTGGTGATTTAATTAATTTTAATAAATTGTAAAAATCCATAGGTCTATTTGCAACTGGTGTACCTGATAATAACCAAACTCTTTCAATTCCATAATCAACACATAACTCAGTCATAATTGCACCACGAATACTTTTATGGTTTCTTAAATTATGTGCCTCATCAATAATACATAAATCAAACTTAGCATTAACCAAATCTCTAATAGGTGGCATACCGTCATTATTATCATCTTTTAATGTGTGGAAATTCTTTAAAATATCAAAATTAATTATCGTAAATTTAGCGTGTGACCATCTTGAACCACTAATTATTGTAATATCTTCTTCTTGAAAATAATTAATTTCCCTTTCCCAATTTATTTTAGCTGAAGATGGACAAACTATTAATATTTTCTTTGCACCACATTCAATTGCTGAAATAATAGATTGCATTGTATTATGTGTTACAATCGCATGTTCAGTAACATATAATTTATCTGGTGCATCTACAGCAATACAAACAGCCTCACCTTGACCACATGGTTCAATATTTTTAATATATCTACCAATTTTATATTTTTTAGGTGGGTTATAGTCATCAACTTTTCTTTTTAATCTAAATGGATTAAATTCTTCTGGCATCTTAATATTTAACCTATAAGCTTTTTTACATTTAACAACCGTACCATCTTCTTTTTTATAAGAACCTATTTTACTTTTCTTTCTAACAATACCACCCAATGAATGAACAATTTCGGCAACATCATCAGCTAATCTTTCAGATACAGTACAATATTCCGTACCATTGAATTCACCATTTTTTGATTTTATACAATGACCATCAGTATCCATAAGACCTTGTAATATTGCAAGTCTATTTTCAATTGTGGAGTATTTGTATATATCTGGAATGAATTTAGTATCTGAACGTGTATGTTCTAATTTTAATTCTTTTATATCAGAACTATGGTAATTAATATAAGCTTTTCTAATATTTTCACCAACTTTATGTTCAGTTAATGTAATGCCTTGAAATAGCTCATCAAAATCATCTTCATGTAAATTAATAGTAATTGCTGAAGATTTAGTAAAATGACCATCTCCCAATGATAAACCTAATAAATAAGGTTCAATTGGTAAAATATCATCATTATTAAATTGTATTGGTTTAACAATTGGTATTTGCCATTTAGAATCACCATTTTTTTGTTTATAGTAAGTTTTAAATTTATATGGTCTTTTTTCATTCCACCCAGTACCAATTTGTTCTAAAACTAAATTTTCATCTAACATTTGTTCAACACTAAGTGTAATATACCTATTTTCTCTATTTTTAGAATTTTCACCAGAATTACATGATGATACAGTCCATAAATGTTCTTTACAACATAAACTACTATATCCATCATTAAATGTAACTCTATATAAATCCTTAACACCTTGTGGATATACACCTGTAATATTACAAGGTTTACCATTTGACCCAATAATTTCATCACCAACTTTTAAGTCACCAAATTGAACCATCCCTTTAGGTGTTATAGCTAAAGTGCTAGTAATCAATGCTTTACCTAAACCCATATCGTCAGCTAATATTGCACCATTTCTACTTAATAAAAATTTTACACCAGATTTTTGATGTTCTAATATTGTTCTACCAATTTTACCTTCGGAGTTAACAAACTGGTCCAATTTTTCATATTTTTCAAAATCAATATCAATATCACTATCTATAAAGTAAGGGTCATCCATAACTTGTGTTTTAGGTAAAAAATACATTCCAGATTTTTCTTGTTTTCTAGTTAGTTTACCATACACGTGGTATGCTTTTTCAGAATCGGCTAACATAAATTCAATTAATATTCGTTCTGGTTTGAATGTTAATTTTTCTTGTTGTTGTAAAGCTTCACCAAGGAATTCACTTATATTAACAACTTTATTAATTAACATTGGTTCGTTATCGTAATTATCTAATATATATTTTCTTTGAGCTTCAGTTAATGTTATTTTACCATCTTTGATGAGCTTTTTTTTCATTTTTTTTATATATGGATTTTTCCCCTCATAATCTTTTAATTTTGAGTTTGCTGAATAACCACCTATGTCTTCTAAATTTATCAATTTTCACATTCTTTAATTTAATTGTTATTTGTACTAAAGAAATACTATTAAATATAATGATTTTTAAATAAAAATCAAGATTAAATTGACCATTTATATTATTGTAAATATTTATCTAAAAAACGTAAAAATGAATGATAATGAAAAATATAAATTATATGGTATTTATCACCCAGTAACTGATGAACTTAAATATGTTGGTATTACAGTTCAACAATTAAATACTCGTTTAAATAATCATTTAAGACAACCAACTAATTTTTTAATGAAAAATTGGTTTAAAGAATTGAGTAGTAAAGATTTAAAACCAATTATTAAACTCATTAAAAATTGTGAAACATATAGGGAATTATTAGATGAAGAAATTAACATGATAAAAAAATGTAGAGAAGAAAATAAAAATATTTTAAATATCTCTGATGGTGGTGATATAAACCCAATGTATGGTAAAACACACACTTTAGAAGCTAAAGAAAAAATAAGTAAAACACATAAAGGTAAAATTTTAAGTGAGGATGAAATTAAAAAAAGAAAAATTTTATTAAAAAGATTATGGTCTGATAAAGAATGGTCCAATAAGGTTAAAGAAAAAATGTCTAAAAACATGTTGGGTAATACTAATCTATTAGGTTATAAACACTCTGATAAAACTAAAGAGAAAATGTCAAACTCACACAAGGGTAATAATTATTGTATTGGCTACAAACATTCTGAAGTAACTAAAGAGAAAATGTCAAATAATAATAAAGGGTCTAATAATCCAATGTATGGTAAATGTTTACCTAAAGAAACGTTAATTAAACGGAGTAAAAAAGTAATTAGTGAAGGAACGTTTAAAGGTGAGAATAACCCTAACTTTAAATTTAAAATAACCAAAGTAGAATTGTACGATTTGTTTATTACAAAAAATATGACAATAAAACAAATAAGTGAATTTTTTGGTTGTTCTAAAGATGTAATAAATAATAATTTAAGAAAATATTCAATAAATAAACCAAAATCTAATAAATATAATTTAAATTATAATGATATAATGAAATATAAAAGTGATGGTCTTTCATTAGTTGAAATAGGTAATATTTATGGATGTAGTAATAAAATAATACATAAGTATATAAAAAAAAATAAAATATGAGTAGACCAAGGATAATACCAATAAATAGAAACAAAAAATTCTTCTCTGAGGAAGATTTTTTTTTTAGAGGTAAATATGGGTAGAGAGGCTATTGAGGGTGATGGTAATTTTACTATTATACTTTATCGTGTTGATAGAACTTTAACATCATCAGATGATGTTTATGGTGAATCTGGTATAGATGGTATTAGATTTTTACCACCAGTTGAGTTAAAAGTTATTCCGATTATGGCTGAACCTGAGAATAAAACTTATAATAGTGGTTCTGGTTCATTAAGATATTTACAAGATGGTCAATTAACATTTGGTATATATGATGCACAACTTGCTGAAATGGATGTTGAATTGATTTTTGGTGACTATATCGGTTATGCTGTAAATGAAACTGAGGTTAGATATTTTAATGTTGTTAATGATGGTAGAAAGAATTATGATAACAAACATACAATTTTAGGGTATAAAGGTGCGTTTAGAACGGTACTTTGCGCTCCAATTGATTATAACGAATTCCGTGGAATATAAAAATAAATTAATAATATTATGGCACATCTTCCAAAAGGATTTAGAAAAGATATAAGAATTACACCACAACCAATTGGTTTTGGTCAAAGACAAGATATGTTAGATGACATATCTAGAAAAGGTACATTTCTACCTAGAGGTGTGATGTATGAGGATATGGATTCAACATTTATCGAATTTGTTGAAAAAGATTTATCAATCACCATTGAAGGTGAAAAGGTCCCAGTATTATTTTTAACACTTCAGAGATGGTCAGAATTTAGTCAATCTTGGCAATTCGCTGATAAGTATAAGGATATTAAAATGCCATTTATAACGATTGTTAGACAACCAAATCCACAAGTTGGTAGAAACCAAGCTGGGTTATTTAATATACCTGGTAGGAGAACTTATACTTATATGAAAATACCAACTTTTGAAGGTGGTAGAGTTGGTGTTGACGTTTATAAAATACCTCAACCAACTTCAGTTGATTTAACTTATGAAGTTAGGTTGTTTTGTAATAGAATGAAAGATTTAAATAAATTAAATCAATTGGTTCAAAAAACTTTTCAATCAAGACAATATTACATTAGAGTAAATGGGCATCCAATGCCAGTTCATTTAGAGGATATTGGTGATGAAAGTAACATAGATGATTTTGAAAACAGAAGATTTTATGTACAACCATTCCAAATGGTTTTATATGGGTATATATTGGATGAAGATGATTTTGAAGTTATACCAACAATTAACAGAGCATTTCTTGCTGTTGAGGTTGAAGGTCATATAGGTAAGGTGAGATTTAAAATTTTACCGAATGTGGATGATTGTGGGTTGACTTATAGTTATACTTTCCAAAAAGCTGCAAACCCATCTCAGAATATTAACATATTTACATCTGTATCTAATTTTTATTCTGAATTTTACACAATAGATAAATTAATTAATATCTCAAATATTGAAATTAAAGTTAACAATATTATTGTATTCAATGGTACTGAAATAACTGAAAAATTAATAATTAATGAATTTGATAATATTGCAATAATAATAACTAGAGTTGATAATACTAAAAATAGTTCATTTAATTTAATAGGGAATTCAATAAATGAATAGTTGTTCACAAGGTAATATAAATTTTTATTGAATATTTCATTAGAAAAAATATGTTTTTTATAAAAAAATATATATTTATATAAAAACAAATAAAATGGTAAAGTATATAATTAATCAATTAAGTGGACAAAAAATTACGGGTGATTTAAATGTTATTGGTAATTTATCTGGGTCAACCTTTTATGGTGATGGTTCAAATTTAACTGGTTTAGGTTATAGTCAATTAGGATTTACAACAACTTCTTTACCATTGGGTATAAATCAAGATGTGGTTTTAACAAATGGCGCTACGATAACATACCCATCACCATTGACAATGAATAATGGTTATAGTTTAATAATACCATTTGGAACAACATTAACAATTATATAAAATAAAAAATTATGAGTCAAATAACGTAGATATAATATCTGGATATACAACAGATTTAGTAGAAATTAAAAGTAGAGTTGCTGAAGGTTTAAGTACAACGGCAAGTGGTAATTATTCACATGCTGAAGGTAATAATACAATTGCTAGTGGTGACAGTTCACATGCTGAAGGTCAATATACAACAGCAATTGGTGAATCATCACATGCTGAGGGTCAACAGACAACTTCGGTTGGTAATAGTTCACATGCTGAAGGTTCAGGTACAAAAGCTATTGGTGTTGCATCACACGCTGAAGGTTACAGTACAATAGCAAGTGGTTTTAGTTCACACGCTGGTGGTGAAGCTTCAGTGGCATCTGGGGTTAATTCATTTATACATTCAACTAGCTCAATAGTAACTGGTGCTAGAAGTGTTGTATTAGGTGGTGTTAATATTACTGGTTCTACAGCTGATACCGTATATGTACCTAAAATTGAATTGGCTGAAGTTAATGGTGGTATTATTATGAAAAGTCCAAATGGAACTAGATATAAATTAACTATTGCTAATGGTGGTACAATTAGTATTACAATTGCTTAAAAAATATTAATAATAAAAAAAGCTGGAAATATCCAGCTTTTTTTTTATTCACCATATAAGTCTTTTGGTTTCGTACATTTTTCTTTACTTAACTTTTCTACATAAGCAAAAATTTTTAATCCATTTTCTTCGCAATACTCTTTTAGTATTTGGTGAGTATTTGGTGTAATTTTAAGGTTTTTTGTTCGTTTCATAAGGTGTTTAATAATAAATATGACAAAAGTAATACATTTGTCATACTATTTTTTATTATAAGGTAATAAAAAGAATTTTTTTGATTTTTATTATATATTTATTAATAAAATGAATCAAGATAATAATAAATTAAAAAAAGTAAATAATGGCAGATAAAGTATTTGTGAGTCCAGGTGTGTATACATCCGAGAAAGATTTAACCTTTGTTACACGTCAGGTTGGTGTAACAACATTGGGATTAGTTGGTGAGACAACTCAAGGACCAGCTTTCCAACCTATTTTTGTTTCTAACTATGATGAATTTAGGTCATTCTTTGGTGGTTTAAATGCTACTAGAATTAAAGATACAGGTGCACCTAAGTATGAATTACCATACATTGCGAAATCATATTTATCACAATCAAACCAATTATTCGTAACAAGAGTATTAGGTTTTTCTGGTTATGATGCTGGTAAAGCATGGGGTATCACATTAAGTGCTGCGTTAGACCCAGCAACAATTGGTGAGGTATCTACTTCATCATATAACCCATTAATGTCATTTGTGGCAAATTCTGGTGGTACGATTACTAGTTTTGTATCTGCTGACCCAATTGTTCAAGACTTATGGGATAATGGTTATTTAAATTTAGATTATTTAGCTTCTACTTCAGTTGGACCACTTACATCAATACCATTGATATTTGAAAAAGTTGGTACTAACTTCCAAGGGGTTGAAATTGATAATTTCTATTTAGTTTCAACTACATCTGATGCTAATGGTACTACAGGTTCTACATCTGGTGATACTATAGCTTATTCAGGTACTGGTTATGCTAATGTTGAAAACAAAATAGTTGCTTTATTAAGGTCAAGAGGTAGATATAATGGTTCTGAGCAATTAATATTTGAAGTTTCGGCAAATACACAAGTTACATTTGGTTCAACACCAAATACAGCTGAATTTAGTCCTTACGGTGATTTTTCATTAACTGGTTCATCAAATATTTCAGGTGCATTTAGTTATGTCTTATCATTTGATAAAACTAAGAAAAACTATATTACAAATGTATTGGGTAGAGACCCACAAGATGGTAAGACAGCATTGTTTGTTGAAGAAATCTATGAAAATATGTTTAGTGATTATATTACTAATGATGAAGTATTAGGAATTAACATTACAAACTTAGTACAGTATAACCAAGCATTTTATGATTATAAAAAAGAATTTAAACCAAAGGTAAATCCATGGGTTGTGAATGAACTTAGAGATACAAACTTAATAAGGTTATTCA